TTGCGCTTCACCGCAGCCGACGCGTTCCGTGCGAGCACTTTCGGCATGATGTCAGCCAACGCGGCGCTCATTTCGTCGACCTTCGTCTTCAGTGCGTCGTGCGACGTGCGGTGCTCCTCGATCATCGCCCTGAGTTCCTCGACCCGGGAGGCTCCGGCCTCGTCCACGGTCCGCAGTTGGGCTGCGAGCTCGTCCAGTGCACCGCGCGTCGTGCTTCGTTCCAATTCATCGATCCGGGCCCTCAGGGCCACGATCGTGGCTTCCATTTCCTTAGCGTTCATGATCATGATCTCCGGTTAGTGTGCTTCGATCGTCGCACACGTACATTGTACCACCTTCTGGCAGCCGTTGTACACGCCCTCGATCATGGTCTAACGTACTTTGAGCAGGGGCAACTTGGGCGTGGCACGACGTGCCTCGAGGGCCCGCATCGTTCGATGTGCGAGGTTCAATGTACAGGGATCGTGAAACCAACGCCATTTTTGTGCCGTTTGTGTCACTGAATACGTAGAACTGTGCCGTTTGTGACGGCCCGTTAGCACCTGAGATGTTTTGCGTCATTAGGTTTACCCAAAGGTTTACCCGGCTCCCGTAAACGTCCGGGAGTCTTAAGTTATTAATTTATAACGGGAAACTGAGATTACCACTCCGGTACTATTTTCGTTCGGGGAGCTACTAAATAAATATATAATAATACCAATTAGAGACCATTGATTGATCATGGATTTTATATATTTGAATAATAATACTAACTTATGTAGTATATAATAGGTAAATACATAAAGTTCAATCCGGATAATAACTTAAGGCTCCAAGATTTACTACTTTTGGTGGTTTTCCTAGGGCTATCTATCCAGGTCCATGTTAGTAATCCGCGTGGATTTGGGCACAACGCCCGAAGCGCGAGGTTCGTGGTCCCGCGATCCGGTCCCTTAGGCCATGGTTTCCCCAGTAGCTAACCCCGGATCGAGCCCATAGGTCATGATTCCCCCGGTAGCTAACATAGGTTCGCGCACGAGGGGCGCGTGCGAGTGTCCGCAATGGACACTCGAGTGACTCACTGCTTCTGGTTTTTCTTGACCAGCTCGAGGAACTGCTGGTGCTTGAATTCGGCGTACTCACGATCCAACTTACGCTTCTCAGCGAGGGTCGCCATGTGCTTGTCGTGCTTACACTGCGCACACACGTCGTTGGTCACGTACGTGGTGCGATTGCCCTTCCACTTCTTACCGAAGTGGACGAAGTCGTTGGGTTTCACCTTGCCACACCGCTTGCATGGCTTCTCCTTCGGGGGCTCTGGTTCTTTGCAGTCCCGGTCCAGGGTGTAGTGTGTGCCTGCCATGTGTAATGTGCCGATTGGGGTTGTGGTGCGGGGGTCAGCTGGCGTTGAGCCTGTCGATGACCCGCTGTTGCCACTTGACCTTCTTGACGAGGTTCCTCAGGATCCAGGCCACCTCGCCGGGTTCAAGGTCCTCGTGAAATTTGTCGGACCTGGCCAACTGCTTGGCCAGTTTCTGTGCGATCTCTTCGATGGATTTTCTGGTGGGCATGGTACGCTCCGTCAGTGCTCCTCTACGGTGTGGGAATTGCCGACCAGGAACCACCGCTCCGGGTCGAAGATTTCGGGGCCGTCGTATACGCAGATGGCCATGTGTCCGAACTCGATGGACTGGCGCTCGACGAACGCCCGCGACCTCATTGCCGCGGTGAAGACTCCGTCCGCGACCAGCCGGTCCATCACGGCGTGCTCGTGGTAGTCGCGGAGGTCTCTGTCGCCGGCCTCCACCGCGACGACCCACTCGCGCACGTGGTGGAGGTACTGCTGGTGGCGGATTGTGACGCGGGCGATCTGTACGGGCGTCATGGGTTCCACCCTTCGGGGAGAGCCGGCACGGCGCCGTGGTGGATCACTGCGTTGTCGATCACGACGATTTCGTGGTCGGCAAGGGTGAAAACCTCTCCGGCCGGGTGGCCGACGAGGCGTGGCCCCGACTCCGGGCCGCCGACGTCCTCCCAGTCCTCCTCGAATGTCTCGCGCTCGTAGCCCGCGACGGTCAGCAGTGTGGTGTTCATGACTCTCTCCGACGGCGCTTGATGTGCGCCGGTGTGTATATTGTACCGCCTCCTGGCAGCCGTTGTACACGCCCTAAATTAGGTCTAAAACGTCCGGGAGCCGTCGTAATATAGTTCTGAACGAGCGCTCTCCGGGAGTCCCGGAGCACACTTATAACGTCCCGGACGCGCTCTACAGTGTAGTACTAACGTACGAACTAACGACGAATTTCAAGACCCGTAGTGCTCTCGCCAGTTCGAGATGCGACGCGCGAGGTCCGAGACGTCGACCGGCCGATGGGCGCCGAGCAGTCCCACCATCTCCGTCACGGTGTAGAGTCTGAAGACGTCGACGACCCCGTTGATCGGGAACGTGCGGGTCCGCACGTCTCCGTTGACGCGCCCGTACCGCTCTTGCAGCGAGCCGCCCCCGTTCAGGTCGGGCCCGAAGCTCTTGGAGGTGAGTCCCCCGAACATGTTCATGACGATTCTCCTGTGTCGTGTTTCGTCGGCGCTCCTGACAGGCGGGGTCAGCAAGACCATCAAGAATCACACCCCGCCCTCGGGAGCGCTGAGCTAGCCGTAGTCCTCGTGCCCCGCGTGGGGCGGTGGCGGACATTCAGGCCCGCCGAACGTGGTTGCGGTCACGGCTCGACGGCCGTATCTGCGATGATCCGCTGGATGGCGGACCTCCGCGCGAGGTTGTACGCGTCGATGAGCTTCTGCCCGGCCGGCACGTCCTTCGGTTCACAGAGGTAGGCCGACTTGAACAGCTGGAGCTGCTTCGGGGTCCACGACTGGGAGAGCGTCAGCAGTGCCTCGCGGAGCCCCTCCGTGCAGATCTCGTCCGCGGTCGGGGGGTGGACCCCGTCGAAGAAGGTCTTGTGCTGGTTGTGGGCGCTGACCCACCGCTTCAGGTGGTCGCGGAACATCTCGGCGTCCGTGTAGAGGAGGTCTCCACTGAACACGGCCGCGTCGATCTCTTCGAAGGCTTGGAGTGTCTTGTGTCGCATTTTGTCAATTCCAGTTATAGGTGTCGTTGCCGAGAGCTCCGACCTTGACGGTGAATGTGTGACCACAGTCCCTGCAGATGCCACTGGACATGGAGTAGAAGTGGAGAATCTTGTGCACGTGGTCGCAGCTGAGGAACTTCTGCATGGACATCTCGGCGGCCCACCACGCCTCTGCGTCTGCGGAGTAGACCGATCGCGGCGTCGTGTCGACCTGCGGCTGCTGCCTGGGCGAGATGTTGCCGTCGTAGCTGTGTCCGATCTCTTCGAGGATCTCGAGCAGTTGGACGAGGCTCGCCCATTCGTGCGGCCTGAGCGGGTCCATGTCGCCGTCGCGCTTGAGGCGCCTGCGGAGTTCGGCCGACGAGGGGATCACGCGATGCTCCGGCTGTGGCGGGGGACGACCTCTCGCTTGGTCGGGATCACACACTTCCAAGTGACAGGCGTGTCCTTGATCAGTGTGCCCACCAGCTCGGAGCACTCATTGTACGCGTGCCACGCGGCGGCGACGAGCGAAGTGCTGACCACGAGGGTCAGCACGACGAGTCCGACGATCAGCTGTCTCATGAGCGGTTCATCCTTCTGTCGAGTTCGGCGACGGCCCGCCTGATCCAGGCCGTCCAGTTGTGCGAGGGCAGCGTGCGGAGCGCCTCGCCCCTCATCCGCAGGTGGACCTCCTTCGAGAGCTCGAGGTCGCTGAAACCCACGAATTCCGAGGTGGCCCGCGCCAGTTCGGCGAGGTCGTTGAGGTCCGGGGCGTCGTCCATATCGCATCTCCAATTGCTATTCAGCAATTGTACGCCGTCCCTGCGCCCGTTGTACATCACTTTGATCGATGATTGAGCCCGGCGGCGTTCATGCGGCGCACGTGCTCGACCCGGAGGCAGCCGCAGGACTTGACCTTGCCGGCCCTCAGTCTGCCGACGGGCGCGGTGACTCGGTTCCCGCACGTGCACACGCAGAGCCAGTGCCGGTTGGAGTCCTTGTCCATGTGGCTGAACGACAGCACCTTGAGGCGGCCGAAGCGCTGATTTGTGAGGTCTGCTCTGTTGGGCATCACTCCTCCAGTTGGTATTGGCCGATGCCGGCGTCGTACTTGCCGGTCATGTTCTGCGGGTCGAACCGCTCGGCCAGGCCGAGCACTTGGGACACCATGTGCGGGACCTCACTGCGCAGTGCGAGAGGCATGTCCCGCCACTTGACACAGTGGATCGTCCTGAGGATCTGCATCGACTCGTTGCTTGCCCAGCCGTCGGCGACGGGCGCCAACAGGTCTCTGCAATCCGTGATGGCGCACACGTCGAAGTGGTCGCCGCGGAACATGGTGTTGAGCCGCGTGAGGACGGCCAGTCTCTTGAGGTCAGCGTTGTGCATTTCTCCACTCCAGGTATTTGTTGAGCCACGTGTCGGTGGTGACCACGTCGGTCTTGCCGTACACGAAGATGTTGATGGAGTCGACGGCGTATTGGCCGCAGCCGGACAGGCCTCGGGCCCACCCGCCGTCGACGAAGGCGCTCATCGGCGTGGCCCTCGTCAGCTCCACGTACTGGTCCGACATGTGTCTGAGGTTGCGGGTCCGCTGCTCGCCGAAGCCGAGCGGTCGCACGAAGGCCGCCAGCTGATCGGGCATGCAGTGTGCCATCGACATGGGGCCCGGCCACCGCTTCCACAGCTCGTCCATCAGCGGTCTGACGACGCGACCGTTCGTGCGGTTGAGGAGGATGCAGCACACGAGGATCCGCCAGTCGACGGGGTCGTGGCCCAGCTGCTGCTCCTGCAACAGGTTGTACGGGCTAATAGTATGGCTCGTCGTCAATGAAGTCTCCCTGGTAGGGCGGGTCTTCGTAGAACTTCTGCATGAGCCACTCATCTAGTTCGCCGTACGGGCAGAACTCGATCGTGGATTCGCCCTCCTCGTACCACGCCACCGTGACGTGGGCCTCCATCGGGTCAGAGGGGTCGATGTAGTTGGACGGGCGGCCCCACGACGTGACGCGGAACTCGACCTCGATCGGGCCCTCGAAGCCGGCCACGTCGTCGTAGGTGCGGTAGATCTCGGTCACGGCCGCCTCATACGAGGGTGGTCGAACTCGCCGGGCTCCGTCGGCCAGTACCTGAACGCGAGGCCCAGACCGATGCACAGTCCAATGAGGACGCCGATGCCGATGTGGAGGATGGTGGCGCTCATTTCAGCTCCATGTCGTGAGACTGCACTGGCTCGCCCGGCACTTGCCACACGAATTTGATGTGGGTGAAGCCGGACATGCGCAGTTTGAGCGCGTCGTCGCGGGTGATCGGCCCCCAGTTGTAGAGGCGGAAGGTCTCACCGGCGTGCCACATCTCGACCATCTGCTTCGGGTCGTGGCAGTCCACGTGCTTGCCTGTGCACGTGACAAAGGCGGTGTTCCAGTGAGCCCGTGCCTCGAGCTTGAGGTCTGAGTCGTGGCTCATGATATGTAGGCCTTTGCGATGGCGTTGAGCTCCGCTTGATCGGAGTCGATCACGAAGACCCCGCGCCGCTCGAAGTAGTCGCCCGACAGGAGGATCTGGCACTTGTGTGGGTTGGCCTGGCCATCGAACCAGCGAGGCCTCACCAACTCGTCCGTGACGGCGTTGAAGATGTAGACGCCCCGCCCGTCACGCCCCTTGCGGAACTCTCCACTGATCCAGTGGAGGTCGCCGTGGACGAACCGGTCGTTCCTGACGTCCAACAGGTCACAGCCTGTGATGATGCATTGTACTGCCATGACTCACTCCGCCAACTCGAAGATCGCGGTGCGATGTGTGCCGTCCGAGATGCGCTGCCGCATCATCTCCGACATGCCGGGCATGGGCGTGTCGAACAGGGGCTCGGCCCGACGCATCTTGGCCTCCATCTCCTTGTCCCAGGCGTGGTACTGGACCGCGATCACGCGCATCTGGCCGCGACCGGTGAGACCCGTGTTGACTGAGATGACCTCTACCAGCATACTGTTCTCCAACAGACATGGTGCGAACTAGCACCGTACGTACATTGTACACCGCCCGTGATCGGGTGTACACTCATTTGATCAAGGAGTCAGTTTCAGCCACGCCCAGTCGATGAGACAGATCACCTGGATCGTGAACCCCACGAAGATCGGCAGGGTGCACAGGCAGTCGTGCCACGTCCACCCCTTCTTCTGGATTGGCTTCCACATGCCGTAGAACATGCCGCCCAGCAGCATGATGGTGCCCACGGCCATGACGTCGCTCATCACATCTCTCGGATGTGGTTGACGTGGACCTCGGGCGGGTCCAGCTCGGCGGTATGCTGTGCACCGTGCTTATCTGTGTGGTAGATATGCCTCACGGCGACCACCTCGTACTCGTTGCCATTGAGGATGAGCCTGCTGGCCCGGTAAGGCAGTTGGTGCCCGTTCACCACCGCGATGGTGGTGCCGTGGCGCTTCACTATGAACTCGATCATGTCAGCCTTTCATTTGTGGCGCGCTCTCCGGGAGCCGCCTACTTGGTGAATATACGAGCTACTACTCCGGGAGTCCCGGACGCGTCACCGGACGTCCCGGAGAGCGCTTCAGAACGGGATGTCGTCGTTGACGTGTCCGCATTGCGGGCACATTGATTCGAATCTTCCGTGCAGGGTGCCGCAGTTGGTGCACTTGTGCTCGTCGGTCAGGGGCGTCGGCAATGTGTCCGCGGTCTTGTAATCGTCGTACGGCTTGGGCTTCGGCACTTCCTCGGCCCGCTCGACCTCCTTCGGCTGCATGTTGTAAGCCCCCAACAGCATGTCGGCTAGCGCCATCGCCGGCATATCCGTGATGAGGTGCTGACGGTTGGCGATCCAGTCGGCCAGGTCGACCTTCTTCTGATGCACCAGGGCTTCGTCGTAGCCTTTGGGGCCTTGAAAGATTTCGCCGTCCGACGTGCGGTAGCCCATGACGTATACGGGTTCAGTGGTCAGAGCCATTTCGGCCTCCCTTGATCGTCGGAGTCCCCGGTGGAGACCTCCTTGTGCAGGTGGAATTTGCAGGTCTTGGCCTCGTACACGCTGAAGGCGTGGACCAGAGACCTGTCAAGCCGGCGCTGGCAGTGGTAGTTGACACGGCGGCCCTTGTGGGCGACGTAGAAGGTGCCGTCGCCCCGTGCGACGTTCACGTGATCTTTGAGTTCGATGATCATGCATTCTCCGGTTGCATGTGCTATTGTACAACTCTCTGGCTGCCATTGTAAACACATTTGATCGAACAACCTCCAGGCCTCGATCGAGAAGAGCACGGTGACGGCCTCACTGCCATCCGGCATACCCGTCAATATGGACCCGCAAATGCCGGGCCAGATCGAGGAATTCAGGTCGAGCCTTCACGTTACGCGGCCTTCCTCCACGGTGGCTGCACGACCTGTTCGGCCGACTTGAGCTTGCTGTCGGGCTTGTCCACCTCGCGCTGACGGGCCGTCATGAAGGTGCCGACGTCCCACACTCGGTGGTACGAGGTCCAGGACGACCCCTCCTTCGAGGTGTACTTGACCCAGATGTCGCGGCCGCCCATTTTGAGCTCACTCATGATTGATCCCCCTTCGGCACGTAGATGGACATCTCGACGCCGTCCGGCCGTTCGACGTTGGCACGCAGTTCCATGCCTTCCGGCGCTCGCGCCTTAGCAGCGGCGATCGATTCGATGCGGGCCCCGACCGCGTCGGACAGTCGGAAGGCCCACGCCGGCGCCTCCTTCGGGTCCCAGCAGTTGAGGCCGCGGTCGATCAACGTCTTGAAGTCCGACAGCATCTCGTCGGTGATCTGCACATTCATCGTGCCCATCACCACTCCAATCGGTCGTTGGCCAGGTAATCGAGGTCGTGCTCAGGCACACCCTCACGCCGCTTGAGCAGTTCGGCCTCGAGCTCGTCGAAGACCGGATAGATCCCCGACACGTCCGTGGCCATCATGTGCTTGCACGCGTCGATGAGGGGTTGACCCTCGCCGAAGTGTTTGCCCATCCGACCCAGCAGCTCAGTGGCCTTGGCCACCAAATTGCCGTGTGACTCGTTCAGCAACTTGAGGCTGTTCTCGAGGTGGCCCTCGTTCATGCTGCTGATTCGGCAGATGACGCGGTTGCCGCGGAGCCAGTTGCCCGGGCCGATCGCCTCGGCGAGGCGGGTGTAGATCGAGGGCAGGATGCGGCCGCCGATGTTCTGGCCGACGGTGTACAGCAGGCCCTCGCCTTCGATTTTGGCCTTGAACGGCAATTGTCGGAGGACCTCATTGCCACGGATCATTACCTCTGTCATTCGATGAGCGGCCTCACCTCGAACCAACGCCCGTGCCTTTTGCTGTCGCTCCCACAGCTCCTCACTGCTGGGCGGCGCGAACTTGAACGGCAGATCGGCGTAGTGGTAGGTTTTCGTGGACACGGGCTTCTCCAAGTTGTTGCGCCAAGGTGTATATTGTACACCGTCCCAGTACTCGTTGTATACGCCGTTGATCGACGTAGCCCGAGTGTGGATGTGAAACTCCCAGAGTAGATCAGTGTTCGCAAGACGAGGGTGTTCGTAGTCGGACGAATCCATCGTGTTCATACGATAGCCCCGCCACCGAGGCAGGTCGTGATCACTGTTCAAGGATACGAAGTGCAACGTACCTCCACCAGCCTCCTTCACCAATTCGATACGCAATGCAGAGCGAATGAAGTGCAACTCACACCCGTGCATGCAGATGAAGTCGGCCAGTTTCTGAAATTCGTGACGGGCCCGCTCGTGACTTCCGTATACCACCGCCACCTTCTTGTCGGGATGCTCCATCAACCACCGCAGGCCGTTCATCGCGGCCCAGTGACTCTTACTCATGGAGAGCTCCTCAGTTGATGTCGAGCTTCTTGACCTTGATGATCTGCAAAAGGTGCTGGACCTGATGCATCGCGTCGTCCAACGCGTTGTGGTGCGTGCCGGCTCGTGGCATGGCGCCGACGTCCGGGAACATGCTCTTCACCGTGCGGAAGCACATGTGGTTCCAGAAGTCCCACGGCGCGTTGGCGCCGACGGCTCTGAAGGCCGATTCGAGGATGGGCACGTCGAAGCTCGCTCCGTTGCCCCAAATGGCTGTGGTCTTGGGCGTCGTGTGAGCCTCCATCCACCGCACCATCTTCGTGAGGCCATTCAGCAACGGGGGCGCGTCCGGCGTCTGCCAAGCGGAGCGGGCCTCCGGCGATTGCTTGGCCCACCAATCCATCGTGCTCTGTGACTTGGTGAGGCCGGCCTCGAGGCTCGAGGAGAGGCTGATCGGCGTGTAGAACTGGTCGAGGACCTTCTCATCGTCGAAGTACACGAGCCCGATCGAGACGATGGCCGCCGTCGGAGCAGTGTCCATCGTCTCCAGGTCGGCCATGAAATGTTTGCGTCGCAGCATGAATCACCTTCTTAGTTGTGGGTTGGGAGCAACCTCTATGGAGCCGAGCAGGTTCTGGGCGTGCTCGGCGTCGCCCGATGATAGGACCTCGATGTGCGAGGCGCGTGGCGCGTCGTACGTCACGCCGCTGAGACTGTTCAGTACGGTCACAGTGGCGGATATGGTCGGGGAGTCGAAGTAGACCGGCGTGGGCGGCCGCTGCACGACGATCGGCTGACGACCCGTGTAGGTGACCCGACCCTTGATCGGCTGTACGAAGTGAACCCCGCCCTGTGCGACGAACGGCTGGTGACCGGTGTACCTCAGCGCACCGCGGACCGGTCGGACGGACTGATGGGCGGTCCTGACGACGGTCGGCTGACCGCCCGTTGCAGTGACGTGCCCCCTGACCGGGTGGACCCCGAAGGCCTGACGGATCGACGGTTGGCGACCCGTCGCGGTGATGTGGCCACGGCCCGGGCGCACCACGTGGTGCTGAGTCTGGACGATCGAGGGAGCCCGACCCACGTAACTGATATGACCCTTGACGGGTCTGACTGTGGTGCCAGAGGTGCGCTGTACGGTGGGGATCCGCCCCGTCGCGGTGACGTGACCCTTGCTCGGGTGAACAGTTTGGTGGTGACTCTGTACCACCGTCGGCTGGCGCCCCGTTGCAGTGACGTGCCCTCTGACTGGGCGGACGACTTGGTTCGAGGTGCGGACGACCGAGGGCTGGTGACCCGTCGACGTGACGTGACCCCTGATCGGGTGCACCGCGGCGCCGGAGGTCTGCTGAACGTCCGGTTGACGGCCGGTGTAGGCGACGTGGCCCTTGACCGGGGTCACTCGCTGATTCGCGGTGCGGGCGATCGTCGGCTGGCGGCCGGTCGAGGTGACGTGACCCTTGGTCGGGTGCACCGACTGATTCGCCGTTCGGGCGACGACTGGCTGGCGACCGGTCGAGGTGACGTGGCCCTTGATAGGCAGGACGAATGCGGCACCGCCCTGGGCTATGGCCGGCTGACGACCCGTTGCAGTGATGTGGCCCTTGGCCGGGCGGACTGCGTTGAGCAGGGTGCGCGCCACCGTCGGCTGATGGCCGGTCGCGGTGATGAGGCCCTTGGTCGGGCGGACCGCGTTGTTGACCGTGCGGGCGACGGCGGGCTGACGACCCGTCGATGTGACGTGGCCCTTGGCCGGGCGGACGGCGTTGTTGACTGTGCGGACGACCGTCGGTTGATGACCCGTTGAGCTGATGAGGCCCTTGACCGGGCGGACGTTGGCTCCGGCGGTTCGAGTGACCGTCGGCTGATGACCCGTTGCAGTGACATGGCCCTTGACCGGGTGGACTGCCTGGTGCGCGGTGCGGACGACGGCGGGCTGGTGGCCGGTCGCAGTGATATGCCCCTTGGCCGGGCGCACCACCTGGTGCAGGGTGCGGGTAACCGTCGGCGTGTGGCCGGTGGAGCTGATGTGACCCTTGATGACTCGGGTGATGACCTTGTAGGTCTGAGTCACCGTCGGCTGACGACCGGTCGAAGTGACGTGACCCTTGGTCGTGAAGATCCGCTGGTTATTGCGGCGCACCACCACCGGCACGTGACCTGCGGCAGTGATGTGGCCCTTGACCGGGGTCACGGAGTGGTTGTTGCTCGTGGGCGCGTAGCCCATGAACGCGTGGAACAGGGTCTTGGGCGTCAGGGTGGAGCTGAACCACCCTGCGGCCGAGAAGTAGTATCGGTTGGCGGGCCGCTTCCGCTTGGGGGCGACCCACGTGCCGGCTCGCACCACCAAGTCCACCGCAGTGGTGGCGGCCGTGCCACCGGAATCTGTGAGGACGCAGGTGATGGACGTCGTGGACGGCGCCTCGCCCTTGCTGGATGAGTAGACGTACGTAGCACTGTTGGTGCCGACGTTGACCCCGTCACGCTTCCACTGATACGATATCGTGGTAGTGCTGGTGGCGCTGACCGAGAACGTGGCGGTGTTGCCCTCGGTGATCGATTGGTTGGACGGCTGGGCTGTGATGGTCGGGCCGACGTCGCCGTTCAACTGGGTCGTCGCGCCGTTGAGGCCGTCGAACTCGATGATGCCGGGGGACGCCTCGCTTTGGAACGTGCCGCCCGCGAGGTTTATCTTGAGAGCGTTGACGTTGCCGCCGGCGTCTGGGAATGGATCTGCGAGTGTGGCGAACGCCACCCAGTCGCCGCCGGCCGGAGGATCAGATGCGGTGCTGGGAGCAGTCTCCCAGATGATGTTGCCGGCACTGTGCCTGATGCTCAGCCAACTGTGGGTGGCCAGTACGAAGGCAGTGTTGCCGTTGTCGTGCTGACTGCCGAACGTCCGATCTTGGGCGTAGATCGTGCCCTCGGCGATGTAGAACTGGACGGCTGTGTTGGAGTCGTACGTGAGCGTGAAGAACGTTTGGCAACTGCTGCTGATCTGGTTGGGGGCCGTGACCAGTTTGACGAAGCAGCGATCGGCCGTGAGGTCGTAGGTCGCGTCGGTGATGTACCCGTTGCGGGACAGTGTGCCGCTCCCGGTCGGGGGAGTGATGCGAAACACCCCGCCGACTTCGGAGACCGTCGACCCGCCCTCGAAGCCTTCGTGGAACCCGATGTCCCACAGGGCAGTGTTCTGGACGCCGTCCTGAAACCCGTCCTTTGCAGTTGAGATCGCAGCCATTCAAGGCCTCAAGAATCGACTTCCCAGATCCGCAACCATGAACCCTTCTTGACGATCACGCCGTTGGCCACCGACACTTCTGACGCACACCGGATGGCGAACGTGCCGTCGGCGCTCGGTTGCAGGTAACCGGACAGGATACCCATCGTGATGGCGGCGGAGCCAGTGGTCTGGGCGGTCGCCGCAGTGTCACGTGCTGTGACTGAGCCGGCCGAATGGGCCGACGCCGTCACACTGCCAGTGACCGTGTCGATCGTCGAGATCTGTGATTCGGTCGGGGCTGCCCCGATGTTGTAGCCGAATTGGGCGCCGGTCGTGGTGGCGTTGCTGATGTGGTACAGGTGGGCTTCGAAGCAGTACTTCTTGCCCGACTGCAGTGCCTGGGTCAGTCCGGTGACGTCGGCCCACGTGCCTGCGGTGGCGAAGGCGACGTCCGCCGAGACATACTTCTTGGCGTCCAACTTGGTGGACGGCGCCTGCTGACGACCGCTGCTGTCGTAGACCGTCCACACACCGTTCTCGTCGAAGACGGCACGCTCCTTGGGCTGGAGCGTGCCCTCCCACAGCAGAGAGGTGTTTGTGCCATCGGTCATGATGGCACTGCACAGGTTGGCGACCGTGGTCGACTCGTTGGAGATCACCATCTCCAACACGTTCCGGACCGTGCCACTGGCTGGCACCGGCACGAGGTCCGCCGTAGTGGCGGTCGTCATGTCGGCGTTGACTGCGCCGCCAGGCGTGAAGGTCGGGCCACTGAGCAGGTCGTCCACGTACGAGTATCGTGACGCGATCTGACCCGCCGACCCAGTGGTCAGCGTGACCTTCGAAGAGGTCGTGCCGAGGTTCAGCATGACTGCCTCAGACGAAGTCGTACCAGCCGCCGGACGGCGCGAACGCGGTGAGCGTGTTGGTGTCGGTCGTGGCAGGGATGTCCGCCGGCGTGGCATCGCCCACGAAGTAGCCGATCAGCGGACTGGTCAGACCCCACAGAGAGCCCGACACATACATCACGTAGTAGCGGTGGGCCGGGATCGAGCCGCCCGAGGCCGTCCACACCACGTCGTCGGAGTCGTAGGCGACACCGTCTTCGATCACCGTCGCCACGTCATTGGCGAGGGTCGCGCCGCCTGTGGTGTAACCATTGCCGTTGGCGATCTCGTTGCCCGACACGTCCGCCCACACAGAGTGCCCGTCCTCCTCCACGTTCGGCGTGTAGGCGCTCGTGACGAGGGCGAGTTTGACCGTCGCACTGAGCAAGTCACGGATCGAGATGCGATCCTTGTTCTTGGCGTAGATGAGAAATGTTCCTGCTGCCATGATGGCTCCTAATAGTCGTTGCGGACGATCATCCGGACGATCCGGTAGACCGTAGACGTGATGCCACCACCGGTGACGATTTCGATTTCAGCAGTGTAGTCGGTCTCGTCCGCGACCGGATTGGTCGGGAAGAGCGTGTCCGGGCAGTTGGCGACGCATCGGCCGCCGGTGCCCAGTACGTTGTATGGAGGAGTGGTGATGATCGTGCCGTCCTCCTGCTTGAGGCCGGCCAGTTTGTCACACACCACAGTGGTCACGTCACCCGCCGGGTTCTTGACCTTGAAGTTCACGACGGTCCCCGGATCGGACAAGTCGATAGGACCTAGGTCGGAGACCAGGTCCATCACGATTTGCGGGGTGTCGTTGGCTACTATCTTGAGCGTCGACATGCATTCTCCAAAACGCAAACCTCAAGCAGCAGCTGAAGTATCTAGCAGGGTCTCTGCCCTGAGGGGTGTGGCCGTTAGCGTCCGCTGCACCGAATTAGCCGCTTCTAGCAGCATCATCGGATTCACTTTGCGAGCCACACCCCTCAGGACACCGGCCGAAGCCGGCATCCTTCGGAGATTTGGTTTCAGATCCCGCTGTCTCCGTAACTTGATCAGAAACAGTTTCAGCGAAGATTTTAAACTGAGGCAGTTTACTCTGCCTACGCTCGATCAGCTCAACAGATCGTCCGCCTTGCCGGCGCTCGAGGCACCAGCTTCAGCGTTGGCCGGCGCACTGCCCGGAGCAGCCGGCGCCTTGGCGGGCCGGGTGGAAGCGCGAGCCGCCGAGAGAGCCGCCACTTGCTCGGGCGTCGCAAGGCCCTTGGCCTTGTACTCGTCGAGCGTCTTCTGCATCAGGGCAGTGTCGCCGGAGGTCGCGAGACCCTTGGCGTTTTCCTTGCCGACCTGGCCGATCCAGGCTTCCGACGCAGCAACGTCTTCGGCCGAGGGCACGAAGTCCTGCTTGACGTAGGCGAAGTTGCGGCCCTTCTTGATGTCGAAGACCTTGCCCACCGACGTCGCGAACTTGGTCGCCAGATCCTTGTTGCCCATCGCGTTCAGCACCGGGTCGAACCGGATGGCGTGCACGAAGAGCAGCGGGAGGCGGCCGCGGACGATCGGGAGGAAGTTGGCAGCCGGAGCGCGCTTGCGAGCCTCTGCGGCGGATGCCGCAGCAGCGTCGACGGTCGGAGCACCGACATCAGCCGTTTCGGCTTCCGCCGTCAGCGAGCACATGCCGGGGAGCGCCATTGCAGCGGCGAACGAGGTCAGCATTTTGGAGCGTTTCATTGGTATCATCCTTGATGACGTGGTGCTTGATCGGATGGGTTGTCGAAGCGGTTGCACCGTCACCTCATCAACAACTAGAACAATTATATAACTAAGGAGGCCGGGAGTACACCGTTTTGATCGTGGGTAATCATGGCCTACTTGCGCTTGCTGAAGATCCGGATGAGCATCGGGATGAGGATCATCCAGCCGAGGAACTTACCGGCCATGACCAGTGCCTTGATCAAAAACAGGCCCCCCTGGCTCACGAATTCGAAGAACAGTTCCCAGCGGCCGTCCGATCGGTCGACCTTCACAAAGTCGACACCCTCCTGCAATTCAATGACCCGCTCACGGTCCGATGGGCCGAGTTTGGTGCGCATGATGGCGCACATGTCGTCGAAGGAGTAGCCGTACAGGGCTCCGGCTTGGTAGTTGCCGAGGACGTGGAAGTCCTTCAGCATCCTGTGCATCTTGTGATTGGCGAAGACGATCTGATCGCCGTGCCGCAATGCCCAACTCTCGAAGTCGCCCTCGATTTCGGCATCTCCGGGCAGGATCCACACCCTGCAAGCGGACTCGCCGGCTGGCTGCACGACCACGTGATTTAGCATGACTTCACCAGGAGGTTGTGGAAGTACCGCCACTTGGCCGACTTGTAGCCTGCCAACTGTGGCACCTGCACCTTGCTCGGCACGGCGGCAGTCCTGTGCCTGTCGAGGCGCTTCTTGTGGTCCAGCACGAGGCCCAGAGTGGCCATGGCGTCGAGCACAGGGTCTCGCACCTCAGCCAGGCTCGGGTCCTTGTCGAGCCAGTCCTCACGGAGGAAGAGCTTGTGCGTCGTGCCGTTGTAGACCACGAGCGGGGTCATGACGCTCCTGTGGATCACGACTTGCGGGACCTCGCACGGTAGTGACATCTTCCTCAGCCGGACGAGGGCGACGGCCATGACCTCCGCCACCCTCGTGACGGATGCCTTGTGCTGCGGCTTCAAGGCGTGCCTCGCAGGATCTCGTCCACCCGCTCGGCGGCCATGCCGACCGGGATCTCACGGCTGAGCCATTCGAGCAGGTGCTTCCGCTGTGCGATGGCACACTGGATCATCACCTGCTTGATCTGCAGCTCGTGATTCATCTTGATGGCGTCGAGACTCTTCTGCAGGATGTCCCGCTCCAGCCCGGCGGCCTCCACCTCGGCCTCACGGCGGAGCTGCTCCTCCGGGGGCATCCGAGCCTCACGGCTGAAGATCGAAAAGCGTTTTCCGTTCATTTGATTCTCCTTTTTGCTCTACCACCACGGGCGAATTCCTTGCGCCACAGGCCCCTGGACATAGCGTCCACCACCTCGTCCACGGTGTCGTAGACTTCGGTGATCTGATCCCGTCTACGGCCGACGTACTTCAGCACGGGAGCTGGTTTGCCCTTGGCGAGGTTGTACTCCACCGTGCGGGCGTTGGCGATGTAGACGTTGCTTGGCAACCCGTCCTTGCGCCGTTGCTCGATGTTCTCCTTCCAACGCCCCTCGGCGCCCTGTTGGGCTAGCGACCGCAGTGTGACCACGTCCACTCGGGCGCCGGCCAACTTGAAGTCTTGGAACGTGAAGAGGATCTTGCTGATCGGTAGCAGGAATTTCTGCACGACCCCGTCGTTGACAGGGTGGAGCTGCTCGCCCTTGCACCACACCCGCTGTGCCGCATCGACGTGGACGTTGACTTTGATGTAGGTTTCTACGTATTTGTCCATGGTCAGAAGGGGATGTCGTCTGAGATGGCCGCTTCGGACGTCTTGCTCTTGCGACGGCGACGTCGTGGCTGCTGTGACTCCTGGGGCATCGGACTGATGATCTCGTCGCCCTGGACCGGCACGGCGAGGCGCTGAACACGGACGGCCGACGGACCCAGCCTCGCAGGGCAGATCAATCGGTGTTCAGCACGCAGCACGCCGTTCTCGTCCATGAATGTGCGGGTGAGACCCTCATGCTCCTCCAACGGGACGAGGGGGATCCACCTATCCGCGACATCGTCCCGCCCCCAGGACATCTGCCCGTGGCAGAATTTACAGATCGCCATGTCACACCTTCTTGAACGGTTTGACGGTTTCGATGATCGCGCGCTTGCGGTCGGCCGAAACCCTCACACGGGCGACGGTCTCGCCGGTGTGCTTGTCGGTGATCGTGGCCCTGACGTAGTTGTCGGAGATGATGTGCTTGCAGGCAGCCATGAGCGCTGACTCACGCGTCTTGCAATGGCCGGGCCAGGCGCCGGCGTAGTCGGTCTGGAAACGGCGCTCCGTAGTGGCAGTTTTCTTCTTGCGAACTGACGCCGCGACCTGGGCATCAGTATGCACCAGTCTGAGGTGACGCTTCTGCATAACATTCTCCAATGTTAGTGGCTCGTCGAGGGAGGGCCACCCGGCTCCCGGATAATTGAGGGGCGCCGAGGTCCGGCATATGCAATCACACCCGTGAGGTGTGCAAGACGCGCCCGGACCCCGGCTTTTTGCACCACTGCCCCGTCATGGCTGGAGAATGCGCGTCTTTGAACATGTAGCTATTGTACTCCAGGAGCGACCAGGAGTACACACTTTTGATCATCGGTTACGTTGTGTTACAATTACTGGGGCTGTCCCCTGTCCCCGGACTTTTTAGAGTGAATTTTTCCGGGAGCCGTCTACTTGGTGTTTATACGTACTATACGTCCGGGACTCCCGGACGTATCACCGAACGTCCCGGACGCGTCACCTGTGCGACGTTCCGAGCTCGTACTTCAACGTAAAGTGCGGAGTCGGCGCCGCAGTGGCATCCGGCTTGATCTGACACAGCTCGATCAGTGCCACGACGTTCTCGATGCAAGTGAGGTGCTTCCGCACAGCTTCGATCAGGAAGAGGGTCACGGGCTCCGCTTCCACAGTCTTGCAATGTCGAATCTCCGGCCCGGTGTAGGTGAAGACGTCGACCCTGCCAGTGGGGACTTGGATGTCGCCGACGAGTCGCCAACGCTCGGCGGAGATCGTGACTCCGGTCTCTTCACGAAACTCGCGCTCCATAGCGTCGAAGCATGCTTCTTGTTCAACTCTGCCTCCGATGCCGTTCCAACGGCCGTGTTGCCAATCAGGCTTGTTCTTGCGAATGAGCGCCACCCTGCCCAGGTCGTCGAAGGCGAATCCGAGGACCCAGTGTGTCATAGCAGCACCCTCGTGACCTCCACGTCACCCTCTCCCCGACTGGACTGCTTCTCCTGCCGACAGTTGTCGCACCGCATTCGGTCGGTCCATACCCTCAACGTCTTGTCGGTGGGGTGGTCGGCCCACACCCACGACCAGGCGTGGCGGTAGCGGATGGGCTTGCCATCCTTGTCAAAAGACCCGTCGCCAGGACACTCCATAGCCTGACCGGACGCGTTGTCGTTGGGTGCTACGGTCTTTCCGTCGTCGGTATTGTTCATGCACTTACTCCAGTTAAGCCGAACGTTCGGCGTTTCTTAGCGACATACCTCTGCTGGTACTGAGTCTTGGTCATCGGAGGCGGCTTAGGCACGTCCTTGACACAGTAACCCCAAGCCCATACGGGCGTGAAGTTGCCACGGATCGGCGGCACCCAATCACAGATATAGATCAGCTTACGACGGATCAGCAATGTTATCCAATTGTTGATCGTAACCTGATTCAGACCGAGCTTGTCACGCAGTTGGATGCGGGTGTGCCCGTCCTGATTCAGGAGCAGGCACATCTCCGCAAAGGCCATCGCGTGGACTGGAATCTTGCGATTGTGGATCAGTGCCACTCAGCCTCCCCACATAGAGAGGTTGTACGCGGTCTCTCCACAGATCACGCACTTGGACGTACCGCCACTGACACGTCCGTCGGATTCGACTATGTCCTCCCAGCCGGACATATCGTGCTGACACGTTCGATTCGGTCCACACATGAATGTCGTGAGCGGCTTGTACGTGCATCGATCCGTACAGCCTTCACACGAACTACCAGTCAGATCTGGGGATTTGCAGTATGTAGGTCTGTAGGTCATCCTGTCATCCTCCAAGAGGTCACAGTCTGCATGCGCTTGGTCATGCCTACCTCATTTAGCAGGGTACTGCCGTAGTCGTGGCACACCACACGCCCTTGTAGCACGCCGAAGTTCCTAGCCTTCAGATCAGTGAAGAACGCAGGCATCTTCTTAGGCAGTTCGTCGGCTCGGAGCGGTTCGGTCTTCCACATCAGCAGCAGGCGGCCCTCGTGGGACAGGTGTTCCACCGGAGCAAACCACTGCTCGTAAGCAGTACCGGCCACCCGACTCCACACGTGCCACTCGAGGATGTTTTGGAAGTGTGACCGGTCGCCCCTCTCCACCTTGACTACTAACTCCGGTCGGAGACGGCATTCGAAGACATGACGCGTCATGCCACGGCCTATCTCCGAACCGCACAGCAAGTTGAGGGCGTCCAATCGTTCAGGGTTATCGTCCATTCGGATTCCATGCAGATGCATCAGATTTGACGGCCGTCCACCACTCCAACCACTTCATGACCTTGCCACGCTCTGACCAGTCGTAACGGACGATGACTACGTCGGGTACCACATCGCCCGGGCCGAGCGGAGGCACGCTCGGCCACCCGTCCACCATCTCCACGAGTGGCTCGATGGTGCCTGTGAATCGACCGGGCAAGTTTTGGGCCGGGCGATGGTACAACTTCTCACCACGGGTCCAACCCCTCGGAATCCAACCCTCCTCGAACGGCATCATATGGGTTCCACCGACACCCACACAGGAGGGTGCGAGGCACTGTGCACGTGGAGCGCCACACAGCCGTTGGAGTTCAGCAGTTCCAGCTCCTCCGGCGTGGGCTTCCACATCGTGACGACGGCGTGCAACTTCCCATCGTCCTTCGTCAACATCGTGGCCGTGATGTCGATCGTGTCGGGAATGCCGTTGGCGGCCAACAGCATATTATTGGTTCGATGGTAGATCGGGTTCACCCTTACCTCCATCAATGGCTTGCAGGAGGTTCTCCTCCTGAGATTGTTGAGCGTCACAGTTGGGTCGGCACTCGAATACGCCGGGCACACCCTTCTGGTTGACTCGTTCGAGATAGCCGCCGATCTCGAACACGCCCCTACCGCACAGATTGCATTTCACAGGTCATCCCTCCACCTTGTGGCGACGGCGTGGAACGGGATCCCGTCGTCAGTGAGCATGGCATACTCGATCGTCAGCAATTTGCCGATGTATCTGTCGAGGTTCTTCAGTACCTCGGTCTTCTCCGGCACGGAGCCTGGAGCCGAGATGTCGAATTGCTTGCCGTTGAAGTCTACTCGCAGAATAGCCCAGCCCTGTGACGAGGCGCGCCCGCCCAGCACGGTGACCTCGCCGTCCTCACGCGCCTTGACCTTTATCAGCTGCGAGACACGGGCGCCGTCCTGATACCCGGCGATGGACAGTCGCAGCATCGAGCCCTCCAAGCCCGCGGCTCGGGACTTCTTGAAGTGATCGTAGACCTCGGCCATCTTCGTGACCTTCTCGGTCGGCACGAGCTCGATCTGCTTAGTCTCGCAATTGGCGTGCAGGTCCCGCATCGTGGCGAACCGTTGATCGAAGAACCTCGTGCGATCAACCATGTCGTACCAATGATAGTTCAGCTTACGGCTGTCAGGCTGCTCCGCCTTGATGAGGCTGCTGATAGATTGCAGTTTCATGCCGTGGATGTACAATTCGCCGTCGAGGGTGTCGCCCTCCTGCATCCACCGATATGCGTCTTCGAGGATGTGCGGGATGGTGGTGATCGGCTTGCCCTTGCGGGTGTAGGCGAGGATGTCGCCGCCCTGCTTAGTGATCAGGCACCGGTGACCGTCGAACTTCGGCTGCACGTAGGCGTTGGCCATCATCGACTGGGTCAGCGTGACCTTGGCGAGGGCCAACGCCAGCATGGGATTGGCCAGGCCCATCTGATTCGTGCTGCCCAACAGAGCTGCCTCGCGCGTCTCCTTGTAGCCCTTGTCCTTCATCCGACTGATGCGGGAGGCCATCTCGAGGTCCAGCTGCTGCTGGATGGTGCGGCCGGAGTTGTTGGTGACGACTGGATCCTCGTGCCGCACCTCACTGCCACCCTCGACTGTGCTGTGCGCGATGAAGATTTTGCCGCGCGTGGCGGTCTCGACCATGGCACAGACACGCCACGTGCCGATGCCCAGAGAATTCTTGCGCCAAAGCGGCGTCCATTGAAGGTCTTGCATACACTCTCCAAAGTGATTATTGTACAGCCTTCCGGCTGCCGTTGTACACGCCGTCGATCAGGGCTGTTCGATGTTGGCCAGTTTGCAGGCTTCGGCGTACGACAAGATGCGCCGTGTGGCGCGGAACGGGTAGTTCTCGGGCGGAAACGTGTCCGTGAGGAACAGCTCGAACCCGGCCTTGAATTCCTCCATCTGACCAAGAGTTTTCGGGTACGGGTCGATGGCCGGCGGGTAGTCGTTGGCGTCGCGGACGTACCTCATCTTGAAGTGCTTCTTCAGAGCTTCGGCGTTGTAAGTTTTGCCCACACCGACTGGGCCGTAGATGATGATGCTCATAGTCAGTTGATGGTTGGTGAGGGTTTGTCTTCGAAGTAGTCGTTCAGGTCAGATCGCATGGCGGCCGTCACACTGACCATCAGGGTCATGGACGGGTCCCGTCGCATGCACTCGACAAGGATGTTGTACGTGTGCATGGCGGAGCAGTAGAACACGAACTCCATCTGCTGAATCTGCTCCTTCGTGCAGTTCTTCAGGTCGTTGAATTCGAGGAAGTGCTCAAAGCACTTGTGGATCGGCGTGGTGGATCCATTCAATACCATGGTTTCTGGCGACTCGTTCGGATTCGGCATGTGGGTAGACCTCAGAGAAGACGACGCGCTTGACGCCGGTGTTGCACAGCAGCCTGACACAGTGGATGCATGGGCTGGACGTGACGTAGGCAGTGTGTATCTCGTTGATGTCCCTACACTGCAACAGAGCATTCTGCTCCGCGTGGATCGCCTCGCACAGGTGCAGCCCCTGGCCAGACGGGAACTTGGCGCCTGGGCATGGCACGTCGATGCAGTGGACAGCGCCGTGACAGACACCGTTGTAGCCTGTGGCCATCACGTGACCCTGCTCGTTCACCAGCACGCACCCCACCTGGCGCCGAGCACACGTCGCGCGTTGCGCGACGAGCGCGGTCATCTGCACGAAGTAGGCGTCACGACTCGGCCTTGAGCCATTTGGTGTATTCACCGTCGCCCTCCCTGCCATTGGACTTGACGAGGGCGACGGCCTCTTCGGACGTCGGGAACGGCACGTCCACTCTGAACGAACCGCCGTTGGGCTCGCCGACGATCTCGTTCAGCATCTTGTAATGCCGCTCGTAGACGTGCATGCTGCCAGCGAAGTGGGTGTAGGTGCCCATCACCAGGGTCGGGTACTTCTTGAGCAGCACGGCGTACACCAATGCCATGATGTTCCAGAAGCAGAACGCGTCGTTCGTGAACCCGAACACGATGTCGTTGCTCCGCATCAGCACGGTCATGTGGAGCATGCTGTCCTCGATCGTGAACTGCAGAGCGTACGTGCACACGACATCTGTGTTCTCACGGAAGAGGTGCTTCGGCTGCAGCAGGACCATGCTCGCACGGCGGGACTGAGGGTCCTCGGCCAACGTATTGATCACGTAGACGAATTGACTGGGCTGATTCGCGTCGTCGAAGATGTATTGCCCGTAGTTGCTGAAGTAGGAGCCGTCCGCCTGCTTCAGCTTCTTCCACATCGTGGCATGCTTCTCGATCGAGTCGTCCTTCGGGTCTGCGCCGAGGTACCACAGCATCTCCTTCTTGGCGTAGGTGAGGTTGAGATTCCTAGCCCTGAAGGCAGTGACCGGACACTTTCGAGCGTCGAGCAGGAGCGCCATGTCACGGACGTTGCGGCACTTCTGGCCACGGATCTCGACCTCCTTGGCCTTCATGCAGGTGCCGTACGCCAGCATGATGGTGTGGAGGTTGTTGGAGCCTTGGAGGGTCCGCATTACATGCCCCTCAGGTTCATGAGCGTGTGGAGCTTCGCCTCCATGTCACGACGGCCCATCAGTCCTTGCAGGATGGTCGTGTACTGCATGGGAGCTAGCTCATGCTCCCAGTCGTAGTCGATGTGGGGGATCTTCCGCATCAGATCGTCGTATCGCAGCACGAAGGTGTGCTGGCCGTCGATGATCTTCTGCTTGTGCTCCTCGGTCTCCCCCGGCCGCCACTTGAAGTCCTGCACTCGCAGGAGGAGGTCAGTGCTGGGTCGGCAGTACACGATGACCGGCGCGAACACCATCATCCGGGTCAGGGCCTCCGCCCGGTAGTGGTCGGCCACCGGGTCGGGGTTGTAGATTCGCTGACTGATCGGAGTGATCCGATCCATCAGGATGTTGGAGTTGTCGCGGAGCTTGTTGAACTGCTCCTGCATACACTCGAACTCGGCCACCTGGTCGGCGGGCTTGCCGCCCGGGTGGAAGTAGATCAGTGCAGCGCCCAACTCGTCGCACAGTTTTCGGGCGAGCGTAGTCTTGCCGGCGTTGTCAGGTCCCTCGAGGATGAGTCTCATGATTTACTCCAGAAAGAGGATCTGTCCGATGGCTTCGTCCGGCGGCACGAAGTCGACTGGCTTCGCGGCGTCCTCGTCACTGCCACGTGACGCCACGACCCCCTTCTTCTTGGTCATGTTGGCGGCGTGGATGGCGTTCATACAGGCATAGACGTGCTCACGGGTGAGCCCCATCTTCTTGAGCGTGCCCATCGCACCGTAGATCAGATCGAGGACCCCGTCCACCATCTTGATCATGTTCTGCTCGGCGAAAGCTTCGGAGAATTCCGTCAACTCCTCCTTCACGAACTTCACGGTCCAGTCGAACTGCTTCTGCGTGAGGCAGTTGAAGTCCACATCGCCGGTACCGATGACCTGCTCATTGAAGTCGAAGATTTTGCCGACGATGTCTTGCGAGAAGTCGGGCACATGAATGTTGTCACTTGTCATTTCTGATCACCACAGTTGAGAAATTCTTCTGGCGCTGATACTGCATCATGTGATTCTTGATGATGCTCTCCATGCCCAGCGCGATAGGCATACCGTGATAGTTGAAGGAGGTGTTGATGAGAGGGCCGAACTGGTTGAGCAGCCCGAACATGAGTCTGTCAGCGTCCTCCACCACCTGCGGTCGACCGGTGTGGTGGTGGTAGGGGTGGAAGTATTCGTGCGTGACGCCGGCCAGCTCTGGCAGAGGGTGCTCCGTGTGCTCCATGGCCACGATCATGTGCTTGTACGAGCGCCACAAATGTTTCGTGTTTTCGTACAGATTCTTGTACTGAGACATCGTCATGACCGGCGCCATCGGCATGATGGTGTTGCGGTCGTTGGCGGAGTTGATGATGTCGACGTTGTCCTTGGTCGGCAGAGCAAGGGTGCTGGTGTTGCACAGAGCACGGGGGCCGAATTCCATCGCGCCACGCACGAGGTTCACGTAGCCGAAGTGGTTCAGCATCAGGCGGATGAGGTTCGCCGCCTCCACCTCGTCCACCACGTACATGTTGGGGACCTGTCCCACGTCTTTCAGCTCACGCTTCCCCCAATTGAGGTCGGCCGGGAACACAAATTCAGGGTGGTCCATGAAGTACAGGCCAATGGCATTGCCCTGGTCGCCGGCGAGCGGGTACACACAGGTCTGACCATCGACCATCTCTATCACGTTCTTGCCGAGCTTGACGTTGTAGAAGCACCCACCCGACAACAGCACGTTCCTGGGCCTCCACTTCTCGACCTTCGCACGGACAACCTGCTCGAGCACCCGCTGCACGTAGTACGAGATGATGGATCTCGACCGCACAGAGATCACCTCGTCGATGCCGAAGAGCTTGCACAGCTCACTGAGGTGATTGAACACGCGCTCTTTCACGTGTGCGAGAGCGTTCAGATCATACATCGGATCGTACTTACTACCATACACGGACTCGTGCATGCGGCTGATCCATTGCAGAGCTTCGACCTCAGCGTGATCGTCCAGCTTGCGCGCCATCATCGGGTCGACGTGAGCCTCGTAGCCGAGCAGCTTATACTCGTCCTCATGCATCTTCAGGCTCATGAACGCCGTGGCGTACTGATACCACAGGCCAAGGCTAGTGTCATAGCCATGCACCCGCTCGACCAGTCGCTGACCTTCGGCGGTGATCTCGTACACGCTGAAGTGCTCGCCCATCGTGCCGAATCCGTCGATCACGAACCCGTAAGTGCGGTCGATGGGGAACCTCGGCCCTGCGTAGCAGCGGGCGGCCGCCATGTGAGTGTCGTGGTGGGACCTGCCCTTCATCACGTCGAGTGTGCGGATCGGCACGTCCTCGAGGTATTCGGGCTTCCAATGCTTGTAGCTCATGCTGGACAGCAACCCGTCCGGCGCCCAGTGCGTGACGTAGGCGATGTCTGGCTTGGACATGAGGTACTTGTCCAGTACGGGCGAGGGGAACTGGCTATCGGACTTCAGGCCAGTCACTCGTTCGGTCTCGTAACCCCACTTGATCTCGCCGTCCTCGATCAGGATGGCGGAGCTGTTGTGGCCGAGAGTCAGCAGAAGAGATTTCACATATTCTCCAGAATAGGTGGGGGTCGAGGCCTAGCGGCGGGAGGTTCCCACGTAGAGCGGTCCGCGCACTGCCCGAGGCGTTTTGCAAGGGCAGGTGGGTGCTGATCCACCGGTTATATCCTCGACCCCCGAAACATCACCAGTTACCGACGGCGTCGTCGATGTCCTTCGTGCTCACCGCCGGCTTGGGTTCAGCCGGCGTAGCCGCGTCAAGCACAGTCTGAGTGCCCTGAGGCTCCACGGTCTTCTGTTGGAGGTGGGCGGGTACGCCTGGCAGACTTGTGGGCAGGCCCGCGCGGGCGCCGCCGTCCGGAGCCGCCAGTGCCAGTCCGGCGTTGGTGTACACCTTCCATGGACGCTTCTCGGCGGTTTGCAGTGAGAGCGGCGCGGTCTGTGCGTCGAGCCAGGCCTTCAGCTTGAACTCGACTTGCGGGAACTCCGAGTCCACCATCACGAGGGTTGTGACGCAGACCGCCGGACCCTGACCCAGACCCTGCAGCAGGTTACCGTATTCACTGAACGCCTTGAGGGACGAGACAGTGATGTTGACGCCGTACATCGTGCGCTCGGCGAACGGCTTCAGTTCGTACGGCTTGCCGTTCAGCACGTTGCCGTCGGCAAGCTTGACCCAGATCCGTTTGCTGTCACGGCAGGCCTTGGTCTGCTTGCCGGTGGCGGGATTTGTGGCCGAGCCGAACACGTTCTTGGGACAGCCGTTGCACTGAGGCGATTGCTTGTTGGTGACCCACGGCGACGGGGCAATGCCGTCGTCCGACGAGCAGGTGGGCGGCTCCTTGGCACCCTGCTGATAACCCTTCTCGTAGTAAGTCTTGATCATCTTGCCCGGGCCGGGCTCGACGCCGAGGATGATGACGTCGAGCTCGCCGTGGAATTTGGCGACTTCCTCGCCGCCTTCCACAATTCGGAACTCACGGCCGCGGAGGCTGATCCGCGGCACGCTGTTGGACGCCGCGGACATGCTCTGTGCATCGATGAGCGCTCGAGCGGCTGCTTCGGCCAGTGGGCCGGTTCGGAGGTGTTCTGGTAGTTCGATGGTCATGTCAGTCTGCCTGTTTGCGAGCGTGCCATGCATCCATGGCGTCCGCGATTTCAAGAGCTTCGGTGTGCTTGAGGATGGCCTTAGCCAGCTCGCGACCCTTGGTACCACGCTTCGTGTGGTATTTGTTGAAGTCATCGGCCCACTTCCGCACGAGCGCGGGGGCCGCCTTGTCCTGTGCACGCAGCACGAACAGAGGTTCGTCGAGCGCCGCCTTGGCAAAGCACCCGTCCTTCATCTCCTGTTGCTTGGTACCCATACTATTGTCTTCCTGTCTAATGGCCCCGACTACAGATCACTTCGCACGGGCGGTCGGGGAACGCACGGCGAATTCGACTTCGGTGGTGACCTCGATGCCGGGGGGCAATCCCTCTAGGTCACGGACCTCCTTCACGGCATTGGGCGACACACGCTTCTGGAGGATGTGGATGTAGCCGGTCTGCAACACGTACTGAGACGTAGCAGCCCAGTCCTGGATCTTGAACTTCTCGGAGGTCTTGCGATAGGCGGTGCCCTGAGGCGTCTTGAAGCTGTCCACGCCGGCGAGGTCGCCCTTGTTGCGGAGGTGCATGCTGACCACGCTCATCTGCAACTTCATCCTGGCCTCGCGCTGCTTGTAGCACTTGCGGTCGGTGCCCATCTGATTGCGCAGGTCGATGTAGGTCTTGATCAGCTCGTCGACCTTCATCTCATTCAACTGAGCCGGAGTCAGGTCCAGCTCGGAAACCTTGAAGAACTTCGGCTCTCGGCCAGTCGGCTCAAAGTCGGCCAACACCTCACTGAAGTACTCTAGGTCCTCGTCAGTCTCCTCATTCGGGTCGATCCAATCACCTGCCATATCAATTCTCCAAGTTGAATATCATATTATACCACGCCACGATCAAAACAGACAATGCTTCGATCATAAATCGTGATTAGCGAAGATCTTCTGCACCTCTTGAGACAGGTTATCCTTGTTTTCGAGGATGCGGGCCACGTGCTTCTCGGCCTTGGTACCCACCATCATGATGATGAGGGTCTTCCTCGTCTGACCAGCTCGCACAATGCGGGCATTTCCTTGCTGGAAAAGCTCGTTGCTCGCGATAAGGCTAAACCAAACAATCGTGGACGCAGCCGTGAGCGTAATGCCGTGAGCCGTAGATTGGGGTTGGAGGACAAGGACTTGCAGGGTGCCTGACTGGAACCGCTCAATGTAAGAAGCACGCAGATTCTGAGCCACGTCACCGTGTATACATGCCGCCTCGATACCCTTCTTCTGTAGCTCACGCATGAGCATCTCGATGGTAGCGCGATACGTCGCGAAGATGACGAGCTTCTTCTGTGGAGTCTCTTCATAGATCTCAAATAGCTGATCGAGGCGCTCCTTGCATCCGATCTCAATGACTTGACCCACGTCATTCTTGACTGCACCGGCAGAGATCTGTAGAAGTTTGTTGAGCAGCACAGCACTGTTAACCGCAGTAACAGTTCCGGAATCTGATTCAATCATCGCCTCCTTGCGCATCTTGTCATAGTAGGTCGCCTGCTCCGCACTGAGCGGCACCTCCAACGTCTGATACGTGGTGTCCGGCAGGTCGAGGCACTCCTCACGGGTGAATCGGATGGCCGGCTGACAGCACATGGTCACGATCTGAGCGGCGATGGGCTTCGGCACCCACATCATCTCATTGATCTGAGTCATGCACGCGTCGCGGAACTGTCCGTAGTACTGTGGCAGGTACTGGTTCAGCGGATTCACGATCTTGGCAGGGTAATACGCCTCCGTCGGGGCGTTAGGCGTGAGAGCGCCGGACATGCCCCAGACCCCGCCGTCTCGCTGACGCTTTGGATTCTTGCCCTTGAACTGTGCATCGGCAATTCGCTTCATGCACTTCGTCCGCTCAGAATTGGACTTGAATGCGGTGATCTCGTCGATAATGATCACGTCGAATTGCTGATTAATGATCTCGTCCTCGACGATCTTGATACCGTCGTGGTTGATGATCACGAATTGCACAGTCGGGTTCTTGATGATGTTGATCCGGTTCTGACGGATCGGGTGGTGAGCGATCCCGGCAACCAGGTGCGGGGTGTTCAGCATGAGCTCGTTGAACCACACGGATCGCATGGTGGACAACGGGCCAATGATCAATACCCTACGAATCTTCTTGGCGGTGATGAGGATGTCACAGGCCCAGATGGTGGAGAGCGTCTTGCCCGTCCCCATGTCATTGAGGATGAACGCCCGCTTATTGGCGAGGATGAACCTCACTGTGTGTTTCTGGTGATAGAACGGCTTGCGCCCCATGAAGGCGGGCCAAGTATAGTCCTCAATCGTGAAATTCATGCACCTTCCTCAGTACGGCTTGTTTGATGGCGTTCAGACGTGGCACATCGTAACCCCTGACCACAGCAGCCACACCTCCTGCATCCTTTATCTGCTTTAGCTGAAGATTCTGCATCGCAGAGGTGTCGCCCGTGTCGGACTTGATCTCGATAGCGATGAATACGCCCTGCCAGCACAGCAAATCGTCGGGACAGCCCTGCTTGCCGAAGGGCCCGCCCCGTGGGGAGACCCGCCAATGGCCGGGGAGGTTGTCCCTGTACCACTGACGAATCTTCAACTTCGCCTTGCCTTCTGGGGTCACAGCTTTCTCGAGAACTGGCACTGGGCCTTGGTGGCCTGACAGTACTTGCAATTGTCGTTTGGTGTCGGCTCCCACTTGACCTCGTTCTGCACTTTCTCGAACTCCCTGTCGAAGTGAGCGCGCACCGCCGGCAGCTCCGAGCGGGTGACCTTGATCGGGGTCACTTTCTTGTGCTCGATGTAGATGTAGGCGGCGTTGATTTCAGGTACGTCTTGAAAGCGCTCAAGACCAATGGCAGCAGACAGATGCAGCTGGCCGTAACCACTGCCGTAAGGATAAATCTTGCCCGACTTGTAGTCCCCGATGAAGCACGTCTGGGGACGGAGTGCCACGACGTCCATGATCGCACGCCACGCCACGTCCTTGCCGAACCACTCGGCCGGCCGCCAGTTGATGTCACACGCAACTTGGGATTCTGGGTGCACAGAATCGTAAAGATCAAAGAGCTTGTTGACGTAGGGCAGGGCGTCACGTACTTCAGGGGAGAACCCCAACGGCATCGCCTGCGCACCATTCTTGGCCAAAACATAGTTCTCGAGCTGCTTGTGCAGCTCCTCCCCTTTCACGAGGTGGATGGACTTCTCCTCTTCACGGAACGACTTCGTGATGAATTGGAGATGGAACTTCCTCGGGCACTGTTGAAAGGTGCTGAGGCGGGACCAGGAGAGTGCGATCATTGGAGTTCCTTATTTGACGTCAGCGTAAGAGGTCCCGATTTTGGAACCTTCGTAGAGAAGCGGGATCGACAGAGGATCTGGCAGGTCCCACAGCTTTTGGTAATTGGTCTGATTCATGGCATTGAGGATGTACTCCGACTCCTCCTTGCCGGCTGGACCCTCGTCCACCACCCAGAATATGCCGTCGTGCATATTGGTCTGGATACGAGCGTCCGGCACAGAACTCAACGCGGCGAGGAACTGCTCAGCGCCGGTACCCTGGATCGGGTGGCTGATGATCGTGCCCTCGACCTTCCACGCGTCCGACCCCTGCAACATATCCTTCGGCACCTTGTACCGGCGCTGAGCAAGGGTGTACGAGTAACCGTACTGAGCAGCGAAGGCGATGATGGAGTCCCAGTACCCTGGCACCCCGGGGTACGCCCGCTTGAAGGTGTTGACCAGCTTCCGACCCTCCATCTCGTTCATGTAGGTGTCGTATTCGGTGAGAGCCTTCTTGGACAGGTTCTTGCCGCCGATCCGGAAGTTGCACGAGAGATTGGTCAACTTGCCCATCTGCCTCCGCTCGATGTAGACCGGGTTGCCGGCCTCGTAGTCATGCTGGAAGTCCTCGTACGACATGCCATAGATCTGGCACGCCATGTGGCTGTGGAAGTTGATGCCCTCGTTGAAGATGCGTATGATCTCAGAATCGCCAGACCATATGCCCATGATCCGAGACTCCTGAGCCATGGCGTCGGTCTCGAAGACGTTGGTGCCGGGAGGCGGGGACAGGTACGCGCGGATGATCTTGTCCTTCCGCGGTATCTGATGCTGAGCAATGGAGGCCTTCAGTCCGGCGCCTGTGTCACTGGAGTAGGTGAGGCGGCCAGAGCTGGCCCCGAACATCATGGGCTTGCCGTAGAGGAAGCCGTCGCCCGTGCGGCTCAGTGCCTCGTACACAGTCTTGATGTACTTGCTCCGCAGAGTCAGAGCTTGTCTGGTCTTGAGGACTTTCTTGAGTCGCTCGTCACCGGAGCCGTGAGCGAGAAGAATCCAGGTATCGGCATCAGCCTTCGGCTGTCCAGTAGGCGTTCGAGCGATCGGTTGAAATCCCCAATCGCCAAAAACAACCCTACCCAGCTGCGCTGGAGATCCGAGCACGCTTTCTGAAAGGCCAAGTTCTCTGCATCCATTTGCAATATCCACCTCGATCTGGGCCTCGGCCCTCTTGAACGCCTCGGGGTTGACGTACATACCCATCAACCACGAATTGGCGATCTGTGGGATGCATCGGGCCTCGATGACATACCCACGCTTGCACACCTCCGGCAACTGCGCTTCCAAGAACTTCGCGAGCCTGTAGGTCCACAAAGCATCCCGTTGACCACGCTGCTCCCAGTACTGATCATTGGAGTCGAACGACTCGTTCTGCTTCATGCGGATGAACTCATCCGCACCCTCATAGCCCATCTTATCCTTGAAGGTGTTGATGAGGTTGACGAGGGAGAACGAGATCCGCATATCGTCGGCGCGACGGCCGTTGACACACCACTTAGCGAGCAACGCGGTGTCTCGCCAGCGCACGCCCTTGATCGCAGTGTGTAACCGGGCCAGTCGATTTGGCTCGATCGAGGCGATCAACCAGCCCACGTCGAACAGGGCGAAGTGACAGTACACCTCCTCACCCTTCAGACTTTCCAGCACCTCGATGATCTGATCACGGGTGGGGCGTTTGACGTTCTTCACCACCTTGTCTCCGTACACGTGGAGGCTGGTGATGAATGCTTTGCCCTGGCGGACCCGCCAGGGTTCGAGGGCGTATCCAGTACTGAGATCGCCGTCCTCAGTGCCGGTTTCCAAGTCAAGACAGTGTGTCATAAGTCAATTTTACTATGTTTTGATCGAGGTGTACACGCCTTTGATCAGGGCAGGATGTCCTCCGCCGGACCATCTGGCTTCTTACCAGGCAACGCGGTTACGTTACCATAGTATCGCTGAATCATAGATCCATACCACGTACGGAGCATGGCTTTGAGAGCGCTGTCTGTCGGACACGCGTCCCGCACACCGCTGCTGAAGAAGTACACAGCCTTCTTATTGTCAGTGCCACGTATGTCGAAATCTAGGATGGGTATTGACGAAGCGCCGTCTGATTTGAGCTCCAACTTGGGAGCCCCATTCATCCGATGGATGGCTCGGCCAGTCCTGTAGAGGGGTTTGAGAGCCGGTCCGAAGTGTTCTCTGAGCTGCTTCATCACATACTCAGGGCGGAGGTGCATCGGACAGAAGTGACAGGCCATCATAGCCACGTCTTCTGTGAAGTACGGAGGTAGATTCTGCTGCAGCCACTCGATGGCCGGCGGATTCTGACTGTCCATGAGGATGGACTTGACCTCGTTCATCCGCGCTTCTTGGCGGTCGAAGAGGTTGTCTACATTCCGCTCAAGCAACGCTCTCCTGATGGAGTATATGACGTGTTTGCGGAACAGGTTGTCGATGTCGGATCGCTCCACCCATATACCGTCATTGCCAATATCGCCCAGATCACCGAACCTGGTTTGGTCGAGCTTCTCTTCAGCAGCGTGGAATACATCGAACCGCCGATCTCCCGGCTCAAGGATGGATGACAGTTCAAAGTTAGATAGCAGAAAGAAGTTTGCAAAAATTGGAGCACTGTAGGCTTGTACGAATTTCTCATCCACGTACACAGTCTTAGCTGTGATTATGTCTTTGAGGGCTCCCATGAAACTAGCCGCAGCTATAGTCCCACGGGCATTTGTCTGTAACTGTACTTCAGACGCCACGCACACGATTTTGTCATGTAGCAGTGTGTGCTGGCTCTCGATGGACTTGAGCGTGATGGGCATGTAGTACTGCCGACCCACAATCTCACGTACCAGAGACATGAACACGTCCTTGCCGGATCCCCGTGTGTGGGAGTAGATGATCGTGCCAGTGGGTAACCGCCGGTACGGTTTCTGCACGATCCATGCCAACTTGTCCAACAAGTGGGCGTCGTCGCCGTCCTCGTAACCTGTGATGTGTTTGGCGAACTCCGCGAACTTCTCTACGAAAGGTCTGGCCCGGTGCATGAGATCTGGGATGGGCTCGAAAGCCGCAAATGGGTCATGGTACGTGTTCACATACTTCAGACCCTCGTACTCGAAGTACGGCATACCGGCCTTCGGGTACATCGCAGCGTTATACGCCACTTGTGGGGGGTTGTAAGCCCCTATGACTTTCTTTGCTGGGATCTCACCATCGTCACCAGAAATGGACACCCCTTGCAGAACATTTCCAATGTTATCCGTGGAATATCTTGTACGTGGTTCAATCCGCAGAATTGTAGAGCCGTGCCTGAAATAGTAATACGATTTGGACACTCCGCGAAGGAGGACTGTTCCGGCGTTGTTGAGTTCATCGTACAGACCTGAGATGGTTTGTAGCTTCATCTCCGACTCTGACGCGTACACACGCATCACTTTGTCAGTGGCCAGCTTCTGCCAATGCTCGGACGGTTCCTCCGGAGTGGCCTCGCACCTGAGCGCTACGGCGGCCATGAACACGATAGCTGCGGTCTGGGACAGTCCCGCCAATCGACACAGGCGCGCACACCTGTAGAGGGTGTTGTCTCGACTGGACGATGGCACAATCATTGCGTCTGGAAGCAGTTGATACCGCTGCATCTCATTCACACTATCGTTGCGCAAGGCCTCATTGACGTTTGACAACAAGACTTTGATGAAGGTGTCCACTTCATCATACGACTCGCCCAAGATCTTGTGCAGACCTAGAACAGTCATCTTGTCGGTTGGCCGACCCTTGACGATCACATACTCGCCCAGCTGCCAGTCCTCCATGGAACCGACAGCCGTCGGGGCGATCACCATCCCTGTGAAGCCACGGATGTCGATGCCCGAATCTTTACTGAACACAGCCGTGGGACTGTGCAGTTGACGGTCCGAACCGTCTGAATAGTAGAGGTGGAATCCGCCGGACTTGGTCTTCACCACCAAGTTGGGAATGGCCATCGACACATCGCCGTAAGCCTCTACTACCTTATCCTTCCACAGCTGGAGAGCTGATGGGTTGTTCTTGGTGTCGATGTCGACCACGTAGTGGCCACGTGACGGGACTATCCCCAGAATTAACTGTTTTTGGGACCGCCCTCTCTGTTCTTCTATCAGAGCCTGAAGCTCCATCGCATTGGAAGCCGCTCTCTTAGGCCATGCCTTGACTCCTATGTACCCATCTGGGCTCTTGAAGAATGGGGCTACTCGCCAGCCCCCCTGAAAAAACTCCGTGATTATGTCTGTCAGGATGTCTTCAGCCATATGATTCTTATCCAAGTCGCCTGGGAAGTCCCGACCCAGGCGCTGCAATTGTCGTCTGGAGGAGCGACGACATTCTCTATTGTACTACATTTTATTACGATGTGTACACAAGTTTGATCAAAACGTTCGAGGCTCTGATCAGATATAGTTTTTCCGGGAGCCGTCTACTTGGTGTTTATACGTTGTACTACTCCGGGACTCCCGGACGTATTGTACGGAGTCCCGGACGACGCTCACCGCGTGCATTTACTAGTCCGGAAAGTTAAAAAGAGTGCAGAATTTTCATTCTGCACTCAAGCCTGCGGGTCACAGGCGCTGCTGACACACCCAAATCAATCTCTTACGCCGGCGGCCTTACGACACTTGTAGTACTGCTCAGATACTTCAGTGAGCTTCTCGGTCGTAGCGCCGAAGGTATTATCTTGTAGGGCTACTAGCCGCGGACAGTTTGCCACCACCGCTGGGTCCAACTGATTTTCGATTTTCGAGGGCATCGTTGAGCAGGCGGAGCCCATCAGGGGAATGCTTGCAATCAGCGTAGATAGTGTTCGTACGAATCTCACGGCGCAACTCCCCTTGAATGGTCTGGTGGATGATCTGAATTCCAGCGATGGCTTGAGCCGCGCCCTCACGGGCGTCTTCGATGGTCTGCTGTCGCAAGCTGAACTCGTCGGCGTTCTTGGCCTTGATGTTGTCCTGACCCATTGTGAAGGCTTGGTAACCGACACCGGCAAGGCTGATTGCCCAGATAGCTGCTATGATGAGTAGTTGGGTCATACGCGCACAATCCCTATTTCAGTGCCACTGTTGGAAATGGAGATGATCCGATTCGGACCTGCCTTCGGAGTGCCTGCACCGGTGTGCACCCATCGGCCGTATTCGTGGATCAGTTGACCGATGTCGAGGTTGGAGACTTGAGGCTCCAACGCTTTACAGACTTCGTACGGTGTACCGAATCCAGGCGCCGTCCAATCCGCCGCCAACGCCTTGACGTGATCAGACGTATCCTTACTGCCCACCGCGTCGTTCAACTGCTTACAGCGGTACCCGCTGGACAGGAACAGGTGAATCTCCTTGCCAGCCACCATTGCGAGGTAAGCGCGAATCCGTTCCAGCATGTTGCACGTCAGAAGGGCGTTGTTGGTCAGCCCTACGGGCAACTGATTGTTGATATTGCGGTGGTTGGTCGCAATGAATTCTTCGAGAGAGAAGTGTGGGGTCAGTTGCATTGCCGCCTCGATAATTATGAGGGAATAGCTTTAGTGGCAGGTGTGAAACTCCCTGTGTACTTCACACCCCGAGTCACGACCACATCATCCAAATAGGCGGGGTTCGTGTCTCCAAAGAACTGCATCAGTGAAAAGTAGTTGCCGAACATGTCAGTCGGATACGGTGAACCTGTGTCGGCCTCGTCTACAGCAACGGCGTCTGTGTACGTGGCCACCAACGAGCCATGGCAGTACACCTTGACGGTGCCGTTGTCGAACGTCGCAGCGATGTGGGTCATCTTGTCGGACTGCAACGTGAGCGGCGCGTCAGCGTAAGTGCTGAATGGGTAAAGGTCCCCCGTGACGTTCCAGAGGATGAACGGCACTGGGTGGAATGTGGCGTCGTTGTGGATCCAGCCCACTGTCAGATCCATAGAAGCTTCGTACGCGTATGACGGCGTGGTTGCGTAGAAACTGCAACCAATCTCCCAGCTAGAGCCGACTGGATCTATATCGCCTGGACGGGCCACGAAGAACTCTATCGTCCATTGGAGTGTGGGCAGGGCTAATCCGGCGTTGGACGATGGGGGATCTCCAGTAGTGTAGGACCAGTAATAGGCGGTAGGTTGAGGCCTGGCTATGAGGGATCCGTCCAGAGTTCCGGGCTCGTCGTTGCCGGCGCCAGGTTCCAACCACCCGTTACCAGTGGACTCTATCAGTGGCTCGACGTCGAAGGCCATCCGCAGTATCTCGTTCGATACCGGCAATTCTTCTTCGATGTCATGATCATTGGCGTAATACCGAGCATCGTAGTTGATAGCGAGGGCCTTCACTGTGAAATTGTCTGGGTACGTCTTCTCCTTGAGGAGGAATGCCTTTCGAGCCAAGCCTTGCTCGACTCTGACGATCGTGTAGAGGGTGTGGATGAGTGCGTCGTCGTCCAGAGACAAGGCCTCAGCCGGCGCACTGTCCAACACGACATGGTAATCGTCCACTCCAGCAGTGATGGCAATGGCTTCCACCACGCCTGACTGGTGTTGGAGATAAATCAGATAATCATCGTCGTCGAACTGGAATCTCTGGGACAGTCGAAGGGTCAGACTCGATTGACTGACTACGTGACCGTCGTACGTATCAGCACGCGTATTGTCTTCGATGAGGATGCGCTGGTTCAGCGCGACGAAGTCTCCCTCACTCAGCACATTCATCTCGACCGACGTAGTCTGGTGGA